TGTGCCTGATGGTCGTGGACGGCGGCGTCATCCGGGCGCGGAACGTCTCCTGGTGGGCCGGGACCGACATGGGGCGCGACGAGAAGCGGTGCAAGCAGCCGCTCGGGGCTTGGGTCGAGCAGGGCCACCTCCGGCGGATGCCCGGCGAATGGCACGATATGACCATCGTGGAAGCAGAAATCGAGAACTTGATGCACCAATTCGGGGTTAGAAAGATCGGCGTTGACCCGCACCCAAGCCAGGCGAAGGACATCAAACGATGGATGGACAAGGGCTGGCCGATCGTCCCGGTCGATCAGTCGATCCGCACGATGGCACCCGCGTGGAAACTCTGGGGCGACCTCTTGAAGTCGAAGCAGCTGTTCTACGAGCCCGACCCGGTCCTGCGGGCGGCGCTGAACTCCGTGCGCCTCATCGCCGACAACGTCGGCAACATCCGGCCGGTGAAGGGCCGCAGCTCGGGCAACACCGACGCCGTGGTCGCCGGGAACATGGCGGCGCTGCTCATGGAACACCACCAAGTCCGCACGGCGACGGGGTTGAGCGCGTCAACTTGTCCGCTCGGATAGACCGTGTTTGCCGGATTTGCCCTTGACGATTTTGGGCACTTGTGTTCTATGCGACCGTGGGCTTCTTCTCACGGTTCTTCGGATTCCGCTCGGGCGTGGTGGTCTACGCCTGGCCGCCGCAGCTGACGCCGCAATCCGCGGCCTCGCTGCCAGCGGTCATCCGCGCCGTGAACCTGATTTCGGCCGACATTGCGCGTCTCCCGGTGCATGTCTACAACAGCGAAGGGCAGGAAATCACCGACCATCCGGTGGTCGCGCTGCTTGGACGGGAGGCGAGCCGATGGCAGACCGGATTCGAGTTCCGTCGCTACACGACGTCGGTCGCGCTGACGTACGGCAACGGCATTGCCATCATCCGCCGCGGTTCTGACGGCTCGGTCGCCGAGCTCCAGCCGGTGCCCGCGGATGCCATGCTGTCCGAAGTCACCGATGAGGGCGTGATTTACAAGATCGGCGGCGCGACCCTTGCCAGCGACCAAGTGCTGCACGTTGGCTGCTACCCGGATTACCTGAACCCGTGCTGGTACCGCTCGCCGCTCGAAGCAGCCCGCCCAGCCATGGAGTGCGCCGCGGACGAGAATTCGGCCCACGGGGCGCTGGTTCGTACCGGCTCGACGGGCAAGGTCGTTCTATCGCACCCGGGCGCCATGAGCGACCAAACGGTGCAAGCGATCCGCGACGCCTGGCAGAACATGCACGCGACCGCCGATGGCGCGTCGCGCCCGCTCATCCTGCGCGAAGGCATGAAAGCCGAGAAGATCAGCCAAGAGACGTCTGGCACCATGCTCGATTCGCGGCGCTTCTCGATTCAAGAAATCGCCCGCGCCTTCGGCGTCCCGCCCGAAATGCTGTTCCAGCAGGGCGGTGGGGCGTTGTCGAGCCAGGCCGAAACGGCGCGGGCATACGCCGACGGTGCCATCGCCGCATGGGCAAGCGCATGGGAGTCGGAGCTCACGCGCAAGCTCTGCGGCCCTGGCGAACGTGTCCGGTTCGACGTTACCCCGATCACGCGGGGCAACCTGCGCGACCAGGGCATGTCGTACTCGAAGCTTGTGCTCGCAGGCGTCATGAGCCCCAACGACGCAAGGCATGCCCTCGGGTTGCCTCCCGTCGAAGGGCTCGACACGCCGACCGTCACGATGCCTGGCGGCGCGTCGGCGGCCATCGGACCCGACAACGAGGATGCCGAGGATGCTTGAGGTCCGAACAACGACTTTCGAGCGCCAAGGCAACCGGATCGCCGGTTACGCCGCGGTGTACGACGCCCCGAGCCATCCGCTGGTCGTTCGCAGCGTCAACGGCGGCAAGCCGTTCACCGAGCGCGTCGCCCGCGGCGCGTTCGACCGGAGCCTCGCCGGGAACATCTCGTTGCTGGTCGGCCATGACCGGCGCGAGCTGCTCGCCAACACCAAGAGCCAGCGCCTGAAGCTCGCGAGTGACACCCGCGGCCTGGCGTTCGACGTCGAGCTGCCCGACACGCAGCGGGCGAAAGACGTCTACGCGCTGGTCGATTCGGGCGTCCTGTCCGAAATGTCGTTTGGCTTCTTCGTTCGCTCGGACGCCTGGAAGGGCACCGAGCGCACTCTCCTGGACGTCGATCTCCGGGAGGTTTCCATTGTCGAATCCGGCGCGTACCCGCAGACGGCCGCCGAAGCTCGCACCTACAGCCGGGCGCTCGCCCGGCTTCGTCTGCGGTACCGGAGCATCACGCTATGAAGCAGGCAGAGATCATCGAGCGCCGCAAGGCGATTGAGGCGGAAGTCAACGGCATTCTCGCGCACGACGAGATCAGCGCCGAGCAGGAGGCCCGTGCGACCGAGCTGATGGACGAGCTCAAGCAGCTCAACGAGAAGCGGTCGGCGGCCGAGCTGCGCGAGAAGTTCGCGAGCCACGCCGCCACCTCGAAGATCGCCGCGGAGAACCGCGAGCGTTCGACCGAGTGGCGGGCCAGCACCGAGTACCGGGACCAGTTCCTGTCGTGGTGCCAGGGTGGCCGTGCGCCGGAAGTGCGCGACGTCACGACCAGCACCTCGTCGGGCGTGCTGGTGCCCAAGGTCTACGAGGACGGCATCCTCCGCTACCTTGAGCGGAACACGGTGGTCCGCAACCTGGCTGACCTCCGCACAGGCGTTCAGGGCAGCGTGACGCTGCGGCGCAACGACCTGTACACGAGCGACGCGGTGTCGAGCTTCTGGACCACGGAAGCGTCCAAGACGGCCACCGCGGTGGACGGACAGTGGGCCGAAATCAACCTGAACCCGGTCGGCGGGCTCCCGAAGTCGGAGCTCACCCAATGGGTCGTGCGGCAGTCGAACTTCGACATTGAGTCGGAAGTGATGCAGCACCTCCAGCGGATCATCGCCCGCGGCATTGAATCCGGTTACACGGTCGGCACGGGCAGCGACCAGCCGACGGGCCTCTTCAAGAACGACGCCGCGTACAACGGAATCCTCGTCACCGCGGCGCACGGCGGCGGCACCGGCTGGGACGGCGCGTTCACCGTCGCCCGCCTGACGGAGCTCCGGTACAGCACGCTCCCGGCCGAGTACTGGAACGAAGCGGCGTGGGTCATGTCCCAGGATGCCTACTACCGCATCGCGCAGCTGCGTGCCGCGGACACCGGCTCGAACGTGCCGATCTTCGTCCCGAGCTCGGACGCTGGTCTGACGCAGGCGTCCGGCTTCACGCTCATGGGCCGCCCGGTGTACATCGCGCCGTACGCCCCCGGACGGCAGACGGGGGCCGTGACGACGTCCGTGCCGCTCATGTTTGCCAACGTGCGCGAGGCGTTCGCCATCCGTGAATGGGGCGGCATCTCGATGATGCGGGACGACATCACGACGCCGGGCCTTGTGAAGTTCCAGGGCATGGTCTTCGTGAACTCGAAGGTCGTGCGCCCGAAGGCGGTCGCCTGCCTCCGCATCACGCTCACCTGACGGTTCTTCTCCTCCCATCGGCAGGGGCGTCGGGCTGCACCCCCGACGCCCCTGCTTGAAGGAGCCCGATGCCCCTGGACTTTGCCAAGTACCGCGCCTGGGCTCGCATCCCTCACACCGAGGACGATCCGGCCATCGGCATCGCATGGGCGGCCGCGGTGCGCGAGCTCGAGGAGCGCACCGGCTGGGTCGTGGACCCGACCACCCGGACGCAGTATGTCGGCGTGGAGCCAACGAACACAGAGAAGCTGGTACTTCTCACCCGGCAGCCTGTCACTCAAGTGGTGTCGTTCAACGACAGCGGATTCTCCTACGAGCATCCGCTGGTCACCATCAACGGGCTCCAGTACGCCAAGCTGGACCGGGAAATCGTCGGCGGCGTCGAGCAGGACGCGACCAGGACATACCCGCTGCTCCTGACCGTGAGCTGCGGCTCGAACACGCTGAATCCGCTGCTCGAAATGGCGCTGTTGCAGCGTGTCACGCAGCACGTCGCAAGCCGCGGAGATGACACCGTGGTCCTATCGAGTGACTACTGGGACCGCATTTCGAGCATGATGGGGAAGGGGATCGGTTGATGGCGCACGTCCCGCATGGCATGATGCGGCTCGTCGCGACGTTGCAGAACCCTGCAACGACGGTGGACGATCTCGGGCAGGCCGTCGAGACATGGTCTGACGTCGCCGTGATCCCCATGCACATCGAGCAGCTGGACACCGCCGAAAGCGTGGACGATGGCGGCCCGGCGATTCAGAGCAACTACCGAATCCTGTGCCCCTGGCACCCGTCGATCTCGACTCGCAGCAGACTGCTCTGGTCCGACGGCGGCACGACGCGCTACCTCAACATCCGCGGCGCGACCGACCGCGACCAGCGTCGCCGGAACATGGAAATCATCGCCGTCGAGGTGGTGCTGTGAGCGCGACCGCCGTCAAGATCAAGCTCGAAGACGCCGAGCTGCGGCGCACCCTTGAGCGGCTGCCCATGAACGTGAACGAGGCGCTTCGGAAGCGCGTATTCCGCAAGGTGCTCAAGCCGTACGTCGGCGACCTCGGGCGGAAGTGGCTCATGGCCCGCTTCCGCGGCCCGTCGATGAAGCACCGACTCGCCATTTCGGCCGCGACTGAAATGACATCGCCGCGCCGGATGCAAGGGCAGGCGGGCGTCATCGCCGCGCAGATCGGCGTGCGGTACGGCCGCAAGGCGAAGAACTCCAGCGTCGCCAAGGGCCGCCAGCGGGTGTTCCACCTGTTGGAATCCGGGTTTAAGCACAAGGCGAGCGGCGGGCGCGTCGCCGGGCGATTCATTTCCTATCGCTGGGCGCTGTTTAACGTGCAGAAGATCATGCGCGAATTGAGCGCCGAGGCGCTGCTCGAGGCCAAGAAGCTGCTCTCGAAGGGCGGAAAGCCATGAGCGTGCTTGCACTTGAAAAGGTCGCCAAGGCGCTCCAGCAGCACATGGACAACGCCGTGACGGCCGACGTCGCCGTCGGGATGCGTCGGCCGGGCTCGCAGACGCCCGCGGTCGTGTGGGAAATGACCGGGGCCGAGTGCCAGGTAACGCAGCCAGGGCAACCGGCTGCGTCGTGGATCGTGACCTGTGAGGTCAACATCTACGGCGACACGGCGCTCGGCGTCATCCAGGTGGCCGATGACATCGTGGACTACTGGGACAACCCGACCACGTTGGGCGCGACGTACGCGAAGCTTGTGCTCACGGCGATCTCGACCTCGATTCGTACTGAATCACAGGCAGACGGCTCCGAAGGCGACGAGCGCGTTTGCACCATGACCTTCACCTTCCAAGGAATCTGACCATGGCACTTATCACCGGCTTCGGCGGGACCATCACCTTCAGCGGCGTGGCGTCCGTCCAGGTGCGTTCGTTCACCCTCAACGTCGAGCGTGCGTCGTTTGACGCCACCACGCTCGCCGACTACCGCGAAAAGCGGCTGCCCGGCCGCATCCGCCGCTCGGGCACCCTGACACTCCTGCGGCAGGACGGCGCGACCGATGACACCCTGCGCGGGCATCTGTTCCCCAACGACCTTAACGCGGCGACCACGGGCACCGGCGCGACGCTAACACTCAAGTACGTGGACCAGGGGACCAAGTCGTTCGACGAGTGGGGCGCTGGAACCAACCCCATGAGCATCCACATCACCTCGGCGTCGATCAACGACAACGGCACCGACCTCGCCTTGTGGGAACTCTCCTGGGAGGAGCAGTAAGTGCCGATCCCGATTGAGCAGCTCACCGCCCGGCGGCGCACGGTCACCATCGAGGAGATTGGCCCGCTGGTGTTTCGCGAGCCGACCCTCGCCGAAGCGCAGACGTCGGCGACGAACCCGTACTGGTGGGTCACAACCATTGAGTGCACCGACGGCACCCCGTTCCTGACGAACCCCAAGGAAGCGGGCACCATCCGCGCCGACCTCGCCGCGGCGCTCCTCGCCGAGGTCAACCGCCAACGCCCTACGGTCGCGCCGAGCGCAGGCTCTGGCGCATCGCAAGTCCCGAGCAACGCATGACCATGCCAGTCGGCCTGTCATCCCAGGAGCTGACCACCGAGGAGCGCATCGAGAATGCGCTGGTGGTCATCGCCTGTGCCCTGACCGGCAAGCGGCCGAATGCTCTGTTCCCCTGGATAAAGGGTTCCCATGGCTGACAAGAGCATGAAGTCGACCATTCAGGTCGCCATGGACACCTCGGGCGTGGTGAAGGGCGTCGCCGCGACCAACAAGGAACTCGACAAGCTCAACCGGACGGCCCGGCGCACGGCCACCGCGACGAGCATGACGGCGGCGCTCGGCGTCGCCCAGGCTGGCTTCGGGGCGCTCCAGGGCCTGATCTCGGCGATCAACAACCGGGTTGACGAGCTGAACCAGCTAGCGTTCAAGTTCAGCCCGGAGGCCGCAGCTGCGAAGGGCCAGCTCACGGCGGCGCAGATGCAGGCCGACGTCGCCGTCGGGCAGGCGCTCGGCGCGGGCGCGGCCGCCTCGGCACGCGAACAGCAGTTCCGCGTCGAGGAGCGGGCCGCCCGAGTCATCGAGCAGGCACCCGACATGAACGCGGCGGCGGCGTTCTGGACAAGCATCTGGGAGAGCACCAAGGCGGTCGCCGGTGCGACGCTCGACCAGTTCCTGATCAACACCACGGGCGTCCTGACCGGCCAGGGCGCGGAGCGGACGATCACGGGCGCGGCGTTCGAGGCGGCTGGCGGTATGGGCTTGTACGGCGGGCAGGGATTCAACCTCGGCGGGTCTGCTCGCGGCATGGCCTACGACGAGCCTGGCATGATGGAACGCCAGACGCGGGCGCTTGAGAACATCGACCGAAAGCTCGGAGGCTCCTGATGGGAACGTGGTCGAACATCGAGGTCGCTGGCAGCCGGTCGCACACGCTGTCCGACCGTTGGGGTGAACAGCGGCTGACGTTGCAGTACGTCCTGCGGTGGGTGCCGGCAAGCTCGGGCGACACGTTCCCAGGCGAAGGGCACATCCTCGACAACCTCCCGGTGCGCCCGCAGCAGCGGTTGCCGTCGTTCTTCTGGTCCGGCGGCGGCGTCAATGACATCACGAAAGGCTACATCTGCCGCTCGGTCAACGTCACACCGGCGCGGGAAGCCGCGTACGTCTGGAACGTGACGGCCGAGTTCACCTCGGTCGAGTTTGAATACAACGACAGCCCATGGGGCATCGGATACGTCAAGCAGACGCGCACCAGCGGCATCCGCCAGGTCGCCGCGTGGCGCGACGCGACGCCCCCGGCCAACGGCACCGCAGCATGGCCTGCCACGGCTGACATCGCCGGGACCAAGATCGACCTGAACGGCAACCCGAGGACCCGCAAGGTCAAGCAGCAGACAATCCAGATCGAGTCACTTGTCGATCGGACGCCGTTGGCGCCCGGCACCGGCTCGGTCGCCTTGGACCCTGCGTGGGGCACTTGGTTGAGCACCTACGTCAACAAGCGCAACAACGCCGCATTCCTCGGATGGCCGATCGGCACGGTGCTATGCCAGGGCATCGCCGCGACCCTCGACAACGAGGTATGGCGCATCACGATCACCTACGTCTACGACGAATGGTTCCACCTTGAGCAGCTCGCCATGCCACACCCGACGGGCGAGCCCAAACTCCTCCCAGGCGTGACCATCGCCGGAACGCAATACATGCAGGCTGCGACGGTTGTGTGGTACCAGCCATACAGCGCCACGGCCGACCTGAAGGCGCTGTTCACGCAGCCGATCTACGACCAGTTCGACAAGGCAGGGCCGACGTACCCATGACGTACATGCGCCCCAAGTTCGAGCAGGGACTGTTCGGCTCGGCGAACAAGTTCGTGTGCAACCGGTGGACCGACTCCTCGGAGCTGGTCGCCGAGAGCGTCGAGGGCATCCGCTGGGCGCAGTCGCAGCTCGTCCAGGGGAACATCGTCGCGCAGGGCTTGTGCAGCATCACGGCCGCCGCGGCGCTCGCCACCAACCGGTGGACCTACACCGTGTCCCTGTGGGTACCCGCGTCGATCGCAGGCGCTGGCATCTCGACCGTGACCGACCCGCGGTTCAACTACACGACGTGCCGGAACTTGCGCGAGGAGTTCAACACGGCGACCACGGTCGACGGCATGGACATCACGACCCCGGCGAGCACAATCGGCCCCGTCGGCAGCGTGTGGACCGGGTCCGCCTGGACGACGTCGAGCCTGACGGCCGTTGCCATGGTGTTCGTCGTGTACGACCTCGGCGGCAACGCCTACGCCTTCTTCGATCGCCCCAACCCCGTGAGGTGCACGGATGCCTAATCTCCAGCTCGCGGCGCTGCTGCCGACCCAAGTCATCGTCCGCGGCGAGAACCACGAAGTCTCGTACCACGTTCACCAGGTGGGCGGCTCGAACTTCAATTGGTCGGGATACACGCCTGTCGCCAAGCTTGTGGTCGGCAGCGTCAGCGTGACAGGCACCAGCGCGGTCGTGAACCAGGCAGGCGGCACGGCGACCGCGACGTTCACGGCCGCCCAGACGGCGACGCTGCCAGCGAACTCCTGGGGCACCCTGATCCTGTACGCGGACCCGTCGGCGAACTCCGAGAATCTGCACGTCGCGAACGTGTACGTCCGCACCTCCTTCGAGGCCATTCCATGATGGGTTCAATGATGCGCCGCGCCATGCTCGGCGACGGCTCGACGCTCAACCTCGACTTCACCACGATGACCGCGACGGCCGACCTCACGGCTCGCGGGCTGACGTTCACGCGGGGCAGCACCGGCACGCGGATCAACGCCAGCGGCTTCGTGGAGACGATGAGCAACAACGTCGCCCGCTTCGACCACGACCCGACCACTACGCCACCCACGCCTCGCGGTCTGCTAATTGAGGGAAGCGCGACAAACCTTGCGCTACGCAGCGGTGATTTCAACAATACGGTAACTGATGGCACTTCATGGTCTGCGGCCGGTTACACAGCGGGAACATTGTCAACAACTCTTCCTGACGGAACCACAGGCAACGCACGAAGGATCAGTACTGCGTCTGGATCTGGGTCGTTCCGTTCAGCAACGATTACGGTGACGGCATCAACTGCGTACACGTTTTCGTTTTGGGCGCGAAATAATGGAGGATCGCAGGCACGATTCCGTGTCTGGAACGTAACGGCTGGTTCTTCCATCGTTGATTACACGCAATCTGTTAACAACTATGTTTCGCAGATTGGCGGCGCAAACAACACATCCAGCACGTGGGTTCGCGTGTCCGTTTCATTTACGACGCCCGCAGGATGCACAGCAATCTACGTCTACCCAACTTCAAGCGATTCCGGCACGGTTGATCTTCTGGTTTGGGGCGCACAGGTCGAAGCAGGCTCCGCATCCTCGTACATCCCGACGGTCGCGAGTCAGGCGACGAGGAATGCGGACGACTGCGAACTTCTTGACCTAAGCACAATTGCATTCAATGCAAGCGCGGGAACTATTTACACCGACGTCGGTACGCGCTTGAACACCGGAAACCAGCGCAACTACACATTCCTTCCAGCAAGCGGCGCCAACAATCAAATCTTCGAGGGGTCTTATACTGCGTTAAACGTCTACAGCAGCGGCTCGTTCGTTGCTCAAATTGGCACCTCGGCCATCGCGGCGCAAAAGATCGCCGCCGCCTACGCCGTCAACGATTACGCCGTGTCCGTCGCTGGTGGTGCGGTCGCTACCGACACTTCAGGCGCATTACCGAGCAGCTTGACCAAGCTGACCATCGGCGGCAGCATCATCAATTCCGCTGCATACATGAACGGCTGCATCCGCGTGTTCAAGTATTGGCCGACCCGCCTCACTAACGCCCAACTTCAGAGCCTCACCACATGACCGACTACATGCTCCGCACCAACATTGAGGCGCAGATGAACGATGCGCTTGAAGCCGCAGGACTGCTCGTTGAGCAGGACATGGGCGGCGGCGAACTGGTCCTCATGCCAGTCGCGGGCTGCTATGTGGACCGCATCGGGCCGATCCCGGCGCAGCTCGACCCCGAGGGCGAGGTGATCCGGCCGAGCGACACCCGGTTCCACGCCAACATCCGCGTCACGTTCGAGCTCACGCCCGAGCAGATCGAGGCGCTTCCGACGTTCACGCCCGAGCCTGGCATCCCATACCGGGTGTTCGCATGAAGGCCGCCGCGGTCATCCTCCCGCTCACCGGCTGCGCGTCGGCCACGGCCATCATCGCGCAGGAGACGAACACCGTGCGCGGCCGCGCCGGCAGCGCCAAGCGGCATCTCGACGCGGCCCAGGCGGATCTTGACGCCATCGAGGTCGCCGCGGCCGAGGTGCACCAACAGGTGGCCTACGTCTCGGATGACGAGCACCCCGTGTACCAGACGCTCCAGTACCTGTCCTTCGCCGTCATTGCAGCGGCCATCTTCGGCGCGATCTACTACATCAGAGGTCGGAAATGACGCTCCCCACATACGCATACACGCTCTGGCTCCTCGGGCTCCTGGTCATCACTTTCGCCGCAGGCTGCTCGGTCGGCCTCGGCTTCGCAGCTCGCCGCGCACCTCGAAAGGCTTCCCATGCTCGCAAGCGTTGAATCGTTCCTCGGCTCCCTGTGGTTCGGGCTTCTCCTCGGCGTGACCGGGCTGGTCGCCGGGTTCATCTACTGCCGTCGGTCGAAGACGTGAGTCGGCGACGCTGCTGCTGCGGAGGAAAGCAACCGTGCATTGGATCGGATTGCTGTGCCACGTCAGGAGAAAACTGCGGAATCGACACCGCCGACTACGTCGTAGACCTTGGCACGGTCGTGTGCAAGTGCTGGACGTACGGGTTTGTCGTGACCGAGTGGGACGGAATATGCCCGACGCAATGCGACGAAATTGGAACACCGCTCGAAGACATCCAGTCGTTCCTATGGGAGTTCTACGTTGACAAGTGCGCCGCGGGCGAGTTTGAACAGCACCAAGTCTGGACGTGCTCCACGCCAGCTGCACCGTGTGATGTATTAGGTGCCGACATCCCATTCAGCTGGCCGCAGGGAACGATCACGGCGACTTTCGGCATGGACCTCGTCGCCAATCCGATCCTCGACTGTTCGGTCGGATTTGCAGCGCCGAGTCCGACAGTGCCTTTCACCTATACGGGTTTCACCGGCGCAGCCAATGCTGCCGCCAATCTGTGCTACCAGCATCCGTACTTGACTGTTGATGCTCCCGATGCCGTGACCGTCGGCGCGAGTTTCCGACCCTGCCAGCCGCACCCGTGCAACACCTGGTTACCTGATGAATTCTCGGGTTCGGAACCCATGTGTACCGATTGCAGCGGAGCCTGGGACATCATTACGGTCGCGTATGTCGTGAGAAATGAGCAACTGCTGAAAGCCCATTCGTTCACCTTCGACCCGTACTGTTCTGAAGAAGGTGTCGGAGGCTGTTACACCTACGACCGCTGGACGGCGTTGGTCTACTACGTCCGCAAGCCGGTATGCGTCGAAGAAGGTGCCCGCGCCATCCTCGGCCAGTACACGTTCGCGTGTGCCATTCTCAACATCCCAGGCACCCAAGTTTGGTGGGAGCCGACAATCAACAACCCAGGCTTCTGGGGTTACTTGGGCCGACGGTACGAACCCGCGAATCAATGCGTATGGGATTTCCCATACGACGATCCGTGCATGGGTCGAAACGTGAAGCTGTGCGAGCGCATCGGGTACGGGTGGGAGTTTCCCGAGTATGTGACGGTGGGCTATGCCTGAAACACCCGAGCAACTGTTCGCAAGGATGCAACCGACGCCGCGGCAGCCGGGCCTCGGCGACGTCATCGCCGGTGCGACCAAGGCGGTCGGAATCAAGCCTTGCGGGAAGTGCCAGCAGCGCCAGGCCGCGTTGAACCGGGCGACGCCGTCGTACGTCCGGCGGGTGCTGGCGTGGCTGCGCGCCGTGCCTGTGCCGCAGCTTCGGCCTTCTCGGCGGCCTTCAGCTCGTCCCGGTCACGCTTCGCCCAGGCGTGAAGCATCCCGCGGGTGACGCCTTCCCGAACGACGTAGAAGGCCACGATCACAGCCAGGACGTAGAAGAAGCACGACCCGAGCGCGGAACCCATCTCGCTGCGGGTCGATTGCCATTCCTCGGTCGCAGCTCGAGCATCAGCTTGCTGCACCGCCCGGATATTCACCCCTTGCTGCTGCATCCTTCCATGCTACAGTAAATGCATGGAAATCCGGGCGGCCATCCGAGGCATGGATCTTCAACGGGGGGAGTGGTGGATCTGCAAGCAGGACATCGACTCCGAGTGGACGCTTACGGCCGACCCGTACGCGCCGCGATGGGATTGGCGCGTGAAGGTCGGCTCCAATAAGTCTCGGGCAGTCAACAGGTTACGCGCTTCCGAACATAGTGCGTACAAATTGGCGCGCGACCAGAAAAAACTGGCGACGGCGCGGCGGATCGTCGATATGCTGCTCAACGCAGCGCGGGACCGTGTTTAACATAACACGGATCACCGGGACCGTTTCTCGGACCGCGCTGCTCATGGGAGCAGCAAATGTCGGAAAAAACAGGCAAGAGAGGACGTCCGCGGGTTCACGCCGATGAGGCGGTGTCGTTGCGTTTGGGCGGCGGGTACTACAAGGCACTCGCCAAGCGTGCAGCAGGGCAGCGTCGCACGATCCGCCAGCAGCTCG